TTTTTTCTATAATATCAATAATATTGTCTTGTAAATTTCTTTCCATATCATTATATATTTTTCTATAAAATGATGCTGGTTTATCTACATAATCAATATCTTCAGAATTTTCATATAACTTTAAATATTTCATTATAAATGTTTCTTTTTTCTTATATATTAATTTTTATATATAAGAAAAAAGAATAAATAATATGGCATATTTTTCATTAAGTAGTATAACAGGATGTACAAATACTACGGGCGAAACATTTTACGAAGCAAAATATAATAATTCTATAATATCAGAAGTTTATAAAAAAGATTATATGTCGAATTTCATACAATATTATAGTGTTGTGTGTGTATTTGGTAATAATAAAACTCAATTTGATTTTATATCAAAAGCTGATAGAGATACATTTTATAATAGTCTTTAGAATAATCCGATATCATTATTATCAAATATCCAAGAATATTCATCTATAACATCTTTTCTAAGTAGATGTTTTGATTTTATCAATTCTTCTGGATACTTATCTGCAATAAGTTTTATTATTTGTTTATCTTCGAATAATATATAAAAATCTGATACATATTTTTCTAAATGCCACCAAAAACCATTTTTACTATGTATAGAATCTTTGAATATTTCGTGTTTTTTGATTATATCAAATACAATTTTTTTAATTTCATCTATATTCAATAATTTAACAAAATCGATAAGCTTTTCTTTTTTGAAAGGATCTCTTCTATTAAAATCTGATATTTTATTTGACACTTGATGTAATCCAGTCACAAAATCTTTATATAATAATTCAATATCAACATATATAGGATCATAATCTACTCTTTTTTCATTATATTCAACAAATTCTGGTTCAATATCTAACAAATGTCTATAATCATCTTTTATATCATCATTCAAATAATCTAATATATTATTTAATTGATTTCCCATTTTCAATGCAATTTCTTCCTGGAATAATGTATTTTCTAATAAATCTTCAAACCATTTATCATGTTCTTCATAAATCCACAGATAAAAATCTTTATATGATTTATATGAATTTACATATTCATTAAAATAATCTTCTATCTCATCTCTTAATGATACAATAATATTTATATAATTTTTGAAATCAATACCATATTGATTTTTTATAAGTTTCAAAAGTTTACTCATATCTTGATATGACACTTCATATCTAACACTAAATTCAGATAAATCTATTTTTTCTTTATTAAAAGATTCAAATATTTTTAAGTATTTCATAATTATTCTATATATTAATTTTTATTATTATAAATATTGTTGTATATTTGCATATGAAAAATAAAATAGATACACAAAAATATCCAATAGATACAATATTTGAATCAGATGATATTTGTTTTAGAGTTGTTGATTATGAGAAAACGTTATCAGATGATGGTGATGATCATTATGAAGTTTGTTTTGATGAAGAATATAATTGTAAAGTATGGACTAAACAAAGTTGTTTAGATAAAATGAAATTAAAATAATTAATATGAAAACATTGCTTTGGCTTGATGATCTGAGAGATCCAAAAACACAAAATTGGTTAGAAAATTATGCACCAGAATTCATGAATGATGGTGAAGTTATATGGGTTAAATCATATAATGAATTTGTTAATTGGATAGATATTTATGGCTTACCAACTAAAATTGCATTTGATAATGATTTAGGTGATGCAACACCAGATGAAAAAGAAGGTTATGATTGTGCAAAATATATTGTAGAATATTGTATGGACAATAATGTGAGTTTACCATTTTGGACTATACAAAGTGCTAACCCAGTTGCCAGAGTTCACATCGATTCATTATTAAGAAATTTTTTGAAAAGATTTTAATAATTTGCACAATAACACAATAATTGTTATTGTGCATTTTTTTTGTTATTATTCAACAATTCAAATATATAGATAGAATAAACTTTTGTTTATTTGTTTTATATAATGTTTTATGAACATATTTAACAATAAAAAAGAATTAGAAAACATAGGGTATATCCCAGATGATTCATTAATCAATGCTGATTGTTTTGATGTATTTCCTTATATTAAAGATAAAAGTATTGATGCTATCATTTGTGATCTTCCCTATGGTTGATTGGTACAACAAAGTGTAAATGGGATTCAGTATTACCATTGGAAAAATTATGGAAAGAATATAAACGAATCATAAAAGATAGAGGTGTTATAATACTTTTTGCACAAACACCATTTGATAAGGTTTTAGGTTGTTCTAATTTAGAATGGTTAAAATATGAATGGATATGGGAAAAAACACAAGCATCAGGACATTTCAATGCTAAGTTGATGCCAATGAAAGCTCATGAAAATATATTAATTTTTTATAAAAAAACACCAAAATATTATCCACAAAAAACAGATGGACACGAACCAGTACATACATATACTAAAAAAGCAGATGTTTGTAATAAAACAGAATTGTATGGTAAAGTAAAAGTAGATATATCTGGTGGTGGAGAAACAGATAGATATCCAAGAAGTATTCAAGTTTTTGCATCTGATAAACAAAAAACAAAATTAGATGGCACAATTCATCCAACACAGAAACCACTTGCACTTTTGGAATATTTGATAAAAACATACACAGATGAAGGTGATTTAGTGTTAGATAATACTATGGGTTCTGGTACGACAAATTTAGGATGTAAGAATTTGAATAGAAAATCGATAGGTATAGAAAAAGAAAAGAGATATTTTGATATAACAATAAAAAGAATAAATAAATAAAATGGCAAAATTATATTTTAGATATTCAGCTATGGGTGCTGGAAAAAGTCTTGATTTATTAAAGGTAGCATTTAACTATGAACAACGTGGTCAAAATGTTGCATTATTCACAACAAATAAAGATGATAGATTTGGTGAAGGTGTTATCGCATCTAGAATAGGTATTAAAAAAGAAGCAATATTATTTGATGATAATACAGATATTTTCAATGAAGTTATTCATTTAGAAAATAAAAACAAAAAGATAAATTGTGTATTAATAGATGAATGTCAATTTCTAAATAAAGAACAAGTTTTGAATTTAACATTTATTGTAGATAAATTAGAAATACCTGTTATATGTTATGGTATAAGAACTGATTTCAAAGGTGAATTATTTGAAGGTAGTGCATCATTATTTGCTCTTGCTGATAATATAGAAGAAATAAAAACCATTTGTCATTGTGGTAGAAAAGCCATCATGAATGCTAGAATAAAAAATGGTAAAATTATAAAAGATGGTGAACAAGTAGAAATAGGTGATTCGTCATATGTTTCATTATGTAGAGAACATTATAATAGTGGTATATTAGATCCGAAAAAATCATCATATGATGAAGAAGATTAATATATATAATATATGATATCTATAAATGGAAATATTAATATAAAACAATTATCAATGATTACAAGTAAATCTATAAATGTAGATTTAACTAAATTACTTCATGGAAAAATTCTTTTATTGACAAAATTACATATGTCAAAATATGAAATAGATAATTTACCATATTATGAATTTGAATATTTATTAAATGAATTAGAATCAATAGAATTTGTTAATGATTATAAAAGAAAACAAAGAATTAAAAAATTAAATTCTTTATAATACTTGACATAAACATTATTTTGCTATATATTTGTAGAAAATAAATATATGAAAACATTAGTTATACATCCATTTGATATTACAACAGGTTTTTTAGAAGATATATATATCGACAAAGATTGGACTGTTGTTGATTGGAATCCATCAAAATGTGGTTTGAAAAATCTTATTAAAGAACACGATAGAATTATTATGTTAGGTCATGGTACAGAAGATGGCTTATTAGGATATAATAGATTTGTTATTAATAGTGAATTAGTATATTTACTTCGTGAAAAATTATGTGTTTGCATTTGGTGTAATGCTGATAAATTTGTCGAAAAATATAGTTTGAAAGGTTTTTATACTGGTATGATAATTTCTGAATATGAAGAAGCTATTATGTTTTGTGTAAATGCAACAAATACAGAAATATATAATTCCAATGTTTTATTTGCAAAAGCAATTAAAGATTCAATAGATGATGATAATATGTTAAGTAAATCAAAATTAATATATGATGGTAATACTGAAATAATTAATTTTAATAAAAACAATTTATTCGAAAACATTTGATTTTAATATAAACTTGTTGTATATTTGTAAAAAAAATAAATAAAATGACTGAAGAATTGAGATTTAATCACGATCATTATATGAAAGTATATCGTGCAAGAAAAGAAAAAGGTTTACCAATGTTTGACGATTTATATCCAGAACATGGTAGAATATTTGGTCATGAATTAGAAGGCAAAAAACTTTTTAATAATGAAAAACAAAAAGAATATATTATTCAATCTGTACATAAACATTGGTATAAAGGTTGGTATTATATGATACTCGCATATTCTTTAAGTGAAACAAAATGTGAATTTTTGATAACAGATACAATTGATGGTAAAACATATGGTAGATCTCATGCACCATTAATGTGGGAAAATATTAATTGTATCGATGAAACGATGTTGAAAAGTATTGGTGAAACAAGATTAAAATATACATTATTATGATAGAAGAAACATTTTATGTGAAATCTAATGAAAGATATGAAAAAGTAAAATCTTTTATTAGAACAAATATGCCAACTGCAAGATTTAAAAGAAACCCATATTTATGTTTTGATAATAAATGGTGTTTTGATATATCGTATGAAATAGAAGATATAAATAAACTAAGCAAATTATTAAATGAGTTTTATTATGAAGATAATAAACCAGTTGAAAAAGTTAAATTAATAGATAAAATTAAAAGATTTTTTAAAATATGATAAAAGATTTAAAAGAAATAGGTTTCTACACATTGTCTGATGAACGAGTAGCAAATACTTCAGAAACTTCACAAATGAAAAGATGTGAAATGATTATAACAGAATATTGTAATTTTTCCTGCCCTTATTGTCGAGGACTTAAAGATGAAATCTATGGTGATAGAAAAATAAAAGAACTTTCTTTTGATGAAATCAAAAGAAATATTGATTATTGGTGTGAAAATGAACCATTAGAAAATATTCGTTTTTCTGGTGGTGAACCAACATTACACAAAAACATTGTCGACATTGTTGAATATGCTAAATCAAAAGGTATAAAAAGAATTGCAATATCTACAAATGGTTCTAATAAAATAGAATTATATGAAAGATTAATTACTGCTGGTGTGAATGATTTTTCTATATCATTGGATGCATGTTGTGCCGAAGATGGTGACAAAATGGCTGGTGATAAAAAAGGATCATGGGAAATTGTTGTGAAAAACATAGAATTGATATCAAAATTAACATATGTTACGGTTGGTGTAGTATTAACACCAGAAAATATTGACAAAACTATTGACACAATTAGATTTGCTGATAAACTAGGAGTCGCTGATATACGAATCATATCTGCAGCACAATATAATGGTTCAATACCAAGATTATATGAAGTTGAAGAAGAAATAAAAGAAAGACACCCTATATTGAAATATAGAATCAATCACTTTGCAGAAGGTGTTAATGTCAGAGGTATGTTAGAAACGGATTCACCGAAATGTGCAATAATATTAGATGATTCTGTTATAGCTGGTGATGTACATTTTTCATGTGTTATAGCAATGAGAGAGGGCGCTAACCCTATTGGTAAAGTTGGTCCAAATATGAGACAAGAACGAATCGAATGGTTCAAAAAACACAATAGTTTAAAAGATCCTATTTGTAAAAAAAATTGTCTTGATGTTTGTATATCACACAATAACAGATTCAGAGAAATAAATAAATCAAAAGATAATTTTATATTTGATTGAATAATCTAAATGTGTGTTTTCATTTTTAATATATAAAAATAAAAACTTATGGTAGTATATAAAACAACAAATAATATTAATGGTAAAATTTATGTAGGACAAGATTTACACAATAATCCTAAATATTTAGGTTCTGGTAAAATTTTTAAACAATCATTAAAAAAGTATGGTATTGAAAATTTCACAAAAGAAATATTAGAATATTGTAAAACAAAAGAAGAATTAAATGAAAAAGAAATATATTGGATAGAAGAATTAAAATCGAGAGAAAGACACATTGGTTATAATATATGTAGTGGTGGTGTGTATGGTAATACTATAAGCAATAATCCAAATAAAGAAGAAATTTGTAAAAAATATCATTGGCAAATAAAGGCAAAAAACGGACAATTGAACAAAGGCAAAGTATTAGCGAATCACAAAAAGGACGTATAATATCAGAAGAAACAAAACAAAAAATGAGTAAAACAAGAAAAGAAAGAAATATAAAAAATAGTGAAAAAAATATAGAAATAACAAAGAAAAGATAATTATAGTGGTGAAAATAATATTAATGCTAAAACATTTTATTTAATATCTCCAGATGAAAAACATTTTACTGTAATAGGTCAATTACCAACATTTTGTATCGAAAATAATATTAATGTTAATGTTTTAAGAAATTATATAAATAAAGGAAAAATACCAAAAATAAATAGATATGAAACAGAATTAAGAAACAATACTATTGGATGGGAAATAAAAACCGACTTGAATATAATAGGCGAATATGATAAATATTTTTATATTTTAAAAAATCCAGATGAAGTAGAATTCATAATATTTCACGGTTTAAGAAAATTTTGTAAAGATAATATATTACATTATGATAGCTTTATATTAAACATGAATAAAGGAAAGATAAAATACCCATTAAGATTATTTACAATAGAAAGAATAAATACAACAAATTGGCAAATAATAAAAATAGAATCAAAAAATAAATAAAAAACAACAAAATATGACAAAAGAAGAAGAAAAATTAGAAAAAGTCAATTATCTTACAAACACACTAAATTTGCCATTTGAATACATTAATGATATGTCTGATGAAGATATTAATTTAATTTTCAAAATGTCAAAAGAAATTGATGATGAAGGTAAAAATTTACTTAAACAAACAAGTGAAATTACAGAAAATAGTGAAATATTACCATTGGCTAATAAACCTAATGAAGATATTATTAGATTAAATACTAGTGATGGTACTGAAATATTAAGATTTGATTGTAATGGTGACATTTACGTAAAAGGTAATTTGGCGGAAAATGACAAATAGTTGTTGATGGTTTTAGAGATTTTTTGAAAAGTTATGGATTTTAATTAATAAAAAATGAGTAAAAAAGATGACAAATATGGTAATTATTACCAAGAATTAGTAAAATATGAGGATGGTATATATTTTAATGATATACAAAAGACAAATAAACTTGTCAAAAAAATGTTTGATTGTGGTGTAACTGAAGTCTATGTGGATGTTAAAGATGGTACTGATTATAGTGATACGTTATTTTTTGGAACCGATAAGTACACAAATTTCAAAGAACTAATGTCAATTATAATGACTATTAGACCTGATGAATTTTCAGAAGAAACACCTTATCATTATAGAATGTGGTTTGATTAATTAAAAAATATAATATTATGAAAATTATTAAAATTATTAAAAAAGGTAATATTGAACCTAAATCAATTAAAGAAAAATGTAGTAAATGTAAAACTGTATTTGAATATACAAATGCTGATGTTAAACCAGATTTTAGAGATGGTGATTATGTTGAATGTCCTGTTTGTGGTTCATTTATTTCTGCAAAAAGAACATTTGGTGATATCATAATCGATAGTATATCACATAATACATTTGATAGAAGTAGAGATTGTTAAAGATTTTTTAAGAATTCATCAATATCAGAAAAAGATTTTAATCTATATAATAAAATATTATTTTTTATACAATAATTATTTTTTATAGTATCATTCTTTTTTTGATATTTTAATCTTTCATCACCACCAAAATGTTTTATTGATTCTCTGTGTTGAATGCCATCACATTCAATCAATATATTCAATTTTTGTAAATAAAAATCAAATGGTAATGGTAATATATTCCTACAATCATCAAACCTATAATCTGATATAAAATCAATATTGTTTGTTTCTAATTTATTTCTAAAATATAATTCCAATTTAGAATTTCTACAAATTTTACAACCATGTCCTTGTAGGTGTATTGATGCCTTTTGTTCGAATTTACCATGAATTGGACATATTATTGTCACATTATCTTTTTTTGTAACATAATTAACCAATGAATAATCATATGTATTATTATGTATTTTTATTGATTTTTCTATAAAATCTTTTGTATTTGATTTTTTATTTAAAGAATAACAATTTGGACAACCTTGTCCACGTAAATGAGCACCTGGTTTTTGTGAAAATATACCATGTTCTTTACACATAATATCAACTTTTATATCATTCTTTACATAATACACATTAGAATAATCATATTTGTAACCATGTATTTTTATTGATTTTTCTATAAATTTGTCATTACCTAATGTATTTGTTGGATCACATTTTGGACAACCACAACCACTTAATTTGTGTGTATCTGGTGTTTGTTCAAATTCACCATGAATTGGACAAATTATTATTAATTTTGTTTTTGATGAAACATAAATACTTTTCGAATAATCATACTTATTATTATGAATAATATTACATATATCAATAAAATCATTTATTGTTAATTTATTAGGCATAAGTTATTTTTATTTTAATCTATATATTAAAATAAAACAATCAAAAACTTGAACAAAATATAGAGGTATGAATTAACTTGAAATAAATTGAAAATAAATTTGGTTATTAATAAATAATCATTTATATTTGTAAAATAAACTTAAAAAAAATACAATATGGAATTTGAAGAAGATGATATTAAAACATCAGTAAAAAGTAATTCTAATACACCAATGTTAGATACATATGGTGTAAATATTACAAAGTTAGCATCTGAAGGTAAAATAGACACCGTAGTTGGTAGAGAAAAAGAAATTGATAGGATTGCTCAAATTTTAACTCGAAGAAAAAAGAACAATCCAATTCTTATTGGTGAACCAGGTGTTGGTAAATCTGCTATTGCCTGGGGATTAGCATTAAAGATTGTAAAAAAAGAAGTTAGTAGAACCCTTATTGGAAAAAGTGTATATGAATTAGACATCGCATCAATGGTTAGTGGCTCGAAATATCGTGGACAATTCGAAGAAAGAATAAAAGCCTTGATTTCAGAATTATCAAAAAATAGAGATATTATTCTATTTATTGATGAAATTCATACTATTGTTGGTGCAGGTGGTGCATCAGGATCATTAGATGCGGCAAATATGATGAAGCCTGCATTAGCTAGAGGCGAAATTCAATGTATTGGTGCAACAACTCTAAATGAGTATAAAAAACACATTGAAAAAGATGGTGCATTAGAAAGAAGATTTCAAAAAGTAATTGTTGAACCAACTTCAGTTGAAGAATCTATTACTATACTTAAAAATATAAAAGAACATTATGAAAAACATCACAATGTTATTTATACAGACGAAGCTATTGAAGCATGTGTAAAATTGACAGATAGATATTTAACAGATAGACATTTACCAGATAAAGCCATTGATGCATTAGATGAAGCAGGATCAAGAGTTCATATAAATAATATTGTTGTACCAGAATATATTAAAGATATCGAAATGTCACTCGAAGATGTTAGAAATTCAAAATTCGATTTTGTTAAAAATCAAAATTTTGAAGAAGCGGCTAAATTAAGAGATTCTGAAAAAAAGATTGTAATTAGTTTATCTGATGCTAATAAGAAATGGCAAGAAGATTTATCAAATAATAAAACAATGGTTACAGAATCAGATATTGAATGTGTTGTTTCAATGATGACTGGAGTACCATTACAAAGAATTGGACAAGATGAAAATATTCGTTTATCAAAAATAAATGAAGAACTTCAGAATGGTGTTATTGGACAAGATGAAGCCATTAAAAAAGTTGCAAGTGCTATAAAAAGAAATCGTGTAGGATTAAAAGACCCAAATAAACCAATTGGTTCATTTATATTCTTAGGACCAACTGGTGTTGGTAAAACACAATTATCTAAAGTTTTAGCAAAATATCTTTTTGGTTCACATGATTCATTAATTCGCGTTGATATGAGTGAATATATGGAAAAATTTAATGTATCTCGTTTAGTTGGTGCTGCACCAGGATATGTTGGATATGAAGAAGGTGGACAATTAACTGAAAAAGTTCGAAGAAAACCATATTCAATTGTATTATTTGATGAAATAGAAAAAGCACATCCAGATATTTTTAATATATTATTACAAATATTGGATGAAGGACACATAACTGATAGTCTTGGTAGAAAAGTTGATTTCAAAAATACTATTATTATTATGACATCAAATGTTGGTGCTCGTGATATTACAGATTTTAATAAATCTGTCGGATTTTCTTCAAAAAGTTCTTCAGAACAAATGACAGAACATTCAAAAGGTATTATTGAAAAAGCATTGAAAAAAACATTCGCACCAGAATTCTTAAATAGAATTGATGATGTTATACAATTTAATTCTTTAGATAAAGTTGCGATTTCTAAAATTATTGATATCGAATTGAAAGGTTTATTTGATAGAATAAAAGAAATGAATTATGATATAACCATTTCTGAAAAAGCAAAAGATTATATAATTGAAAATGGTTATGATTTGAAATTTGGTGCTAGACCACTTAAAAGAGCAATACAAAAATATGTTGAAGATCCTCTTGCTGAATTTATTATATCAGGACAAGCAACAAGTAATATGATTATTGATATCGAAAATGATGAAATTGTTGTAAAAAACGTTGAAAAAACAGTATCAAAAAGAAAGAAAAAAGATTTATAATATATGGAAATAATAACTGACGATGTAAGTGATGATGAATGGATAACTATTGTGAAATATAATAATTCAAAATGCAGAAGATATGTCAGTTATTATAATCCACGTATTATTTGGACTACAAAACCAAATTCAAAAATTAATACGGATATTTTAGAAAGTGAGTTCAAAGATGTGTATAAAAAATATGAAAGAATAAAGAAATTAAATTCATTATGACAAAATTAAAAATATATGATTGTTCATTAAATTCTTTTGCACCTAAACACAGAACTGAAAGTTTAGGTCCAAAAGAAAATGATCTTATGTTTGATTTGAAAAGATATCAAGATTATTTAGATGTCATATTTGTCGATGATTATAAATTAGCTGATAGAATTATCACTAATACTACATATACACCAGAAATTATTAATTGGTCTAAAAAAAAATTCTATACCATTAATAAAAAGAATGGATGGTGTTTTTTGGAGATATGATTTAATAGATAGAAATATACCACTAAATGAAGCAGCATATCAATCAGATATTGTTATATTTATAAGTAAATTTAGTCAAGATTCATATCACAAATTATATGGTGATAATTTAAAAAATGAATGTGTGATATTGAATAATGTTGATGAAACAATATTCAAACCAGATGAATTTGGAATAAGAAGAAAATATATAAAAATATGGGGTACAAGTGCAACTAATTGGTGTCGTGATGAAAAAAGACCATCAGATTTATTGAAATTTGCTGATATGATATCAGATGATGAACGAATATTGACTATTGGTAAATCATTGGAAATAAATCACCCTAAGATAATTGGAAGAGGTTATTTTACTGATTATGATGAATTATCTGAAGAAATAAATTGTGTAGATGCATGGGTTAATTTTTCATATAGATATGCTGCACCAAAAACTGTATTACAAGCAATAAGTTGCGGAAAACCTGTCTTATATGCAAATTCTGGTGGATTACAAGAATTGGTTGGTGACTATGGTATTGCGATAGATGATAATAAAGAAATTGATTTTTCTCATAATAATTATGAATTAGATTTCAATATCGTAATGGAAAAATGTGAATTATTCAAAAGAAATTACGAAAAAAACTTATTCAAAAAACCAGAAAAGAAAAAATATATTGATACATTAAAAGATTATATAAACATTATTAAAAACCATGAAAATATTTAAAAACTATATAAAAGAATACAGAAGGCTAAAATATTTAGCTTACCATGATTCTTTGACTGGTTTATTGAATAGAAACTGGTTATATGATAATGCGAAATATATTTATTTAGATTATGTTTATTTCATAGATATAAATGATTTACACCAAGTAAATAAAAAAGGACATCATATTGGTGATGAATATATTAAAGATGTAGTAAAATCAATAGTATTAATAAAAGGTGAAATATTAGTTAGATATGCTGGCGATGAATTTTTATTATTTTCTGATAGAATATCAGCAATTAATACTAATAAAAATATAACTGTTGGTGTATCAGAAATAAGCAAAACATTTAATTGTGTAGAGGAAGAAGTATGGATATCTATACACAAAGCAGATAAATTAATGTTAGAAAATAAAATAAAGAAAATATGAAAAAAATCGCAATAATAACTGGTGCTGGAATTTCACAAGAAAGTGGAATAGAAACATATAGAGACAAAGGTGGATTATGGACAAAATATGATCCATCTTTATATGCCTCTATTAGAGGTTGGACCATCATAAGAGATGAAATGAATGAATTCTATAATGAAAGACGAAAAGAATTAGGTAATGTATTACCAAATAAAGCACATATTGGTTTAGTTGAGCTTGAAAAATATTATAATGTATCGATCATAACACAAAATGTTGATGACTTACATCAACGTGCAGGTAGTTCTAATATATTACATTTACATGGTGAACTTAGAAAAATAAGAAAAGATCAAGATGTGTTTTATAAAATAAATGCAGATGATTCACAATGGATTGATATAGAATACAATTCATTAAACTTAGAAGAAAAACCAGACTATAGACCAGCTGTTGTGTTTTTTGGTGAAGACGTACCAATGATATCTAAAGCACAAAAAATATGTAATGATGCTGATATTATTGTCGTTATCGGAACAAGTTTACAAGTATATCCAGCTGCTGGATTAATAAGGAATAGTTTAGGTAAACCAACATATATCATTGATCCAGACGATGTTAATATAATTGGTGATGTAACACATTATAAAACAACGGCAACAAAAGGTGTCAAGAAATTATTGAAAGAATTGTGTAAAAAAGTTATATAATAACTTTTTTACATAATTCCAATAATGATTTTCTATCTTCTAATCCATTAGTACCACCATTTATACGTTTAGTTAAAGTTAATACATCATCTTTATCAGCTATTAAATTTAATTTATTTTTATTCCAAAACCAACCAGCACTTAATGATGCATATTCATATGTTTCTAATAGTTCTGGTTTTTTAATAAAATCGATACCTGTATCTTTTGATAATGATGTATAGTTCTGTTTACCAGTTAGTTGCAAGAATCCCCTACCTTTATATCTGAAGCCATCGCCAGATTTTTCATCACCATTTCCCATTCTACTACCATATACTTTATTTGCAATCTTTTCTTGATTTCTTGCATATGGTGTTGCAGATTCTAATGTTGGAAAATATTTTTTAAATACTTTATTCAAACCATCAGCAGAATAGTTTAGGTTTTCTTTCACTGCTTTGAATTTACCACTTTCATGTAATATTTGTGATAAGAAATGACATATTCTTAATGTTGTATTTATTTCATATTTTTTCATAGTATCATTAAGTCCATTTGTAATTTTTAATAATGTATTATCATCTAATATACCTGTCAATTTTTTTATTTGTTCTGTTGTTACCATAATATAATTTTATTTTTATATATTAAAATTTGTATATCATCAAAAAATATATTATATTTACAAAATAATAATAAATTAAAAAATATGAGTAGTCATACATCAAATAAAGCTGTAATAACAGCATTAGTAGGTAATACTTTAATATCTATAATAAAATATATCGTTGCATTCATAACAGGATCAGCTGGTATGTTGGCTGAATCAGTTCACTCAACAGCAGATTGTTTCAATCAAATATTTCTTTTAATTGGTGTAAAACGTTCAAAGAAAGATAAAGATGAAGAACATTCAATTGGTTATGGTAGAGAAGAATTTTTCTGGGGATTATTAGTTGCATTATTTTTATTTTTTGTCGGTGCTTGTTTTTCTATTTATGAAGGTATACACAAATTAAATAATCCTGAAAAAATTGATCATGTCTGGTTATCATTAGTAGTTTTGATTATATCGATTATAATTGAATTTACATCATTTAATGTTGCTTATAAAGAATTTAGAAAAACAACAAAAGGTTCATTCATAAATGGATTAAAAAAATCAGTAGCAGTCAATTTAATAGTAATATTATTAGAAGATTTTGCTGCATTGTCTGGTTTAGTATTGGTATTTATTACTACATGTTTATCTATTTATATACCAATCTTTGATGCTATTGGTAGTATATTAGTAGGAATCTTATTATTATTAGTTGCTATTTTTATGACAGATGAATTAAGAAAATTGATTGTTGGTGAATCGATGAGTCGAGAAAAATGTCAAAAAATAAAAGAAATTGCTCGTTCATATAATAAAGTAAACCACATAAATAAAATACAAACTATGTCAATGGGTAGAAGTCAATATATGGTTTTATTATCAATTGATTTTGAAGATGATATGAGTGTTTATGATACTGAAGATATTATTGAACAAATAAAAATTGATGTTAAATCTGAATTACCAGAAATAGATACATTTTATATTGAAGCAAAAGATGCAAATAGAAATAATAAAATATAAATATGGTTATCATAACAATATTTGATAAATTTGAAATAAAATTAAATATATCAATTTGTACATTCAATAAACATGTAAAAGAAATTCAAGATATAATTGGTTTATATTGTTTTGAATTTCCTACAAAATACACTGTCGATAGAATAGAAGAACATATTGGTATATTAAAATTAAATGAAAAAGATAGACTATATAAATTAAATTCATTATATGATAAAGAATAAAAAATGTGAATTGTGTGGTAGAGAAGATACATATCTAAATTTCCATCACTTAATTCCAAAAATGGTTCATAATAGAAGAAAATATGAACGTGATTTTGAAAAAGATTATTTGAATGAAAATGGTATTTGGATTTGTAAGAGTCATTGTCACAAAACATTACACGAATTCTTTACAGAAAAAGAATTAGCTGAAAATTATAATACAATTGAAAAAATACTTGAAAATGAAAAGTTTCAAAACTATATAAAATGGCATAAAAAACAAAAAAATGTTAGATAATGGCAACAATTTATAAAATAAAAATAGAAACGGTTAGTCCTTTTTGTAATTATAATGAAAAGTATATGACTGAAATGTTTGAAAAATTTCTAAAAGAATATAGAGATCCGAAACATGGACATAGATTTGAAAATACTAAAATTGAAATAGAAAGAAAATGAGACAATTACCAGAAATAGTCAATAAATATATCAGTGATAATGAATTAAATGTAATTCTAAATCATTATAATGAAACACATCGGTACTATCATAATATCGATCATATTATTGATATGATAGAATCTGCATTATTTCAAGATGAAAATTTTAATAATATAAATGTCGATGAAGATTTATTATTGGCTATTTTATATCATGATATTATATATGATCCAAAAAGTAAAAATAATGAACAAAAATCCGCAGATTTATTCAAAAAATATCATCCAGATAATGATGAAGTATATAATGCGATATTAGAAACGGATAATCACATGCCAACAACAATTTTATCTGAAATATTATCAAAATTAGATTTAGAAATATTATATCAAGATTATAATACTTTCGTTGAATATGAAGATAAAATATTCAAAGAATATCAATTTGTAGATTATAAGACATATAAAGAAAAAAGAATTCAAATACTTCAAGATTTTGCTGTAGAATCAGTATTTATTGATTATGTTAGAAATAAGAAACCAAAAATTGCAGTATATGCAGGTTCCTTTAATGGTTTTCATAAAGGACATTTAGATATATTAGAAAAATCTGAAGCAATTTTTGACAAAGTTATTATTGCAAGAGGCATAAATCCAAGTAAAACAAATGAATTAGTTGAATTACCAAAAAGTATTCAATATAGACAAATTGAAACATATTCTGGGTTATTAACAGTTTTTATTGATTCACTTAGTTATGATGTGACACTAGTAAGAGGTTTGAGAAATGCCACTGATTTAGAATATGAAAAAAATCAATATAGATATTTGAAAGATTTGAAACCAGATATTAAAGTCATTTCAATTCTATCTGATGTCGAATATGAACATATTAGTAGTTCTGCTATTAGAATGTTAGAAAAATATGGTAAAGGAAAAAATTATTTAATATAAATATTATGTATTTAACAGCTTGGATAAAAGGTGATTTAGTTAGATTACCAAATAAAGAAGAATTTAGATTAACATCAGATGGTTATGAATTGAAACCTGGTAAAATATATTGTGATACTGATAGAGGTGAACCTATATCATATTTAGAATTAATAGAAGATGCATATCTAGTAGAAACTGGTAGTGGTAGAAAAAACACAAAATATTAAAATTATGTATAAAAATGAATTAGTTGATTTAATCAACAAAGGTTGGGATATAAATTTCTGGAATCAACCAAAAAGATTGGATGATGGTTTTCAAGTTCGTGTTTGTTGGAAAGCAGAATACAAAAATAAAAAATATGATTGTGAGTGGGAAGGATTTGTAGATGCCATTGATTGTTATAAAGATTTTATAAAATTTACAAATAATTTACAATGTTAGAAGTTGCAATCACTGGTGGTATTTGTTCAGGAAAATCTACAGTATGTAGATTTATAGAAGAAAAATTCAACTATCCTGTTTTTTATAGTGATGATGAAGCTAAACATTTGGCAAATACTAATTATGAACTAATAAATAGAATAAAATCTATATTTGGTAATGATTCTTATATAAATAATACATATAATACAAGATATATTGCAAATATTGTATTTAATGATAATGAAAAATTAAATATTCTAAATGAAATATTTAGAAATTTTGTTAAAGATTCATATGAAAATTTTAAGAAAAATTCTAAATCAGATATTATATTTTATGAATCAGCACTTATATTTGAACATAATACACAAAGTAGATTTGATTATGTAATAGGTGTCTATGTCGATTTAGATATAGTTAGGGAACGATTGAAATTAAGAAATGGTTTATGTGATGATGAAATAAATAATCGTCTTAGAAATCAAATGGAACCAAAAGAAAAAATAAAATTATCTAACTTTATTATAAATACAAATGATAATAAATGGGATGAACAAATAACAAATGTAATTAAAAAAATAGAGGGGAAATTATAGATTCATAAATAGAGGGGAAATTATAGATTCATAATATGTATCATGATCTTGCACTTTATATAATAAAATCGTTTTGATATGACTTGGTATATTCTTTATGATTTGCTAAATGATCTGCTTTTTTATTACCATATACATTACAATGTGCTTTTATCCAAGATATATTAACAATTGTATTTGTAGAATTTAATTCTTCTATGTTTTCCATTATTTTATCACAAATAGTAGTATATTTTTTCTTTTTGCATAAGCTATTCATCATTTTGAATGCAATCAAATTATCAGTATAGATATTTATTTCATCTACATCTGAAGATTTGTATTTTCTTGTAATAAATTTTAATGATTTGTAAATGGCATATAATTCGAATAATAGAATGCCAATTTTTCCGCTATATTTCTGTTGAACTGTTTCAGTGTCGAATATTCCTTTTTCAAAATATTCTTTTTCACCATTATTATAATCAATGGCATAAATACCTATACCAAATATTTCTGGTGTTGTGCTATGTTTATAAGATGCATCTGTGAAAATATCTATTGAATTCATATATTATCGTTTTAATGTTTTACAAATATACAGCAAAACAAAAACGATGTCAAGAAAAAATGATATTATTTATTAATAATATCATTATATTCATCAATCAATTTAATAGTTCTTCTTATCAAGAATACAAAAAATATATTAACAAGTGGTAATAATGATATATATAATATCATTTTTTTATATTTATCAAATTCTATGTATTTTTCTAATACATTTTTTTGTTTTTCATCTGATAATTTAAACATAATTAAAAAATAATTGTGTTTATTTATCAAATATCTATAACAAACAATTGATATGAATATGTATATTATTATTGAATCTAATATTATTTTCATTATTTTATTTCTTTTTTCATTATTTTAATATTCATCAACTATTTCTTGTGGTGCTTCAAATATTAATAATCTATCTGATATATCTGTTAATCCAAATTCATTGTCTGTACGTAACTCTTCTTTTATATTATTTATATCTAATTCTGTTGGTTTATCCCAAAATCCGACAAAATGTACAATATCATCTAACCAAAAACATACCTGTTTGTAAATTTTCATTCATTGAATCAAGTACAACAATACCATATTTTATTTCTGAAGAATCAAATTCTTCATATTTTTCTATATTTTTCATTAGTCAAATTTCAATTTTATATTATTTAATTGTAAATAATCTGTCATTGGTTTACCATTACCATCTTTTGGAACAACTTTGCCATTAGTTTGAAAAAATATTTTAACACCATCACTACCAACTAAATGTGATGCTGCAATCAGTCCACTTATTGTTACAAGATGCATACCTATTTTTATGCCACCATATACTGGTATATTATATTTTGATATTAGTGGTTTCAAATATTCATAATTTTTTCGCATTAATTCATTCATTGCCCAGTTTTGTAAAACATGATTCTTCAAGAATACGTCTTTAGGTATACTAGATAATCCAATTTCTTTTCTGGCTATGTCACCCATTTGGTACATGCCCCAATATTGAGTTGTTCTAAGTGCACCTTCATTATAATTTCTTGTAGATTCAAGTAAAGATAATGATAACATAAAATTTATATTTTCTTTAGGTATTGGATTTGAAAATATATCATTTTCTATATCTGTTATTTCTTTTTCAACGATAAGATTATTTACCATCGGTCTCATATATAATTTATATGTGAAATTCATAGTATATATAATGGACATCGTAATTATTAATGTTTTCAATATATATTTCCAACGATATCTTAAAAATAATAATATTTTTCTTTTTGTTATATATTTAACCATTGGCCAAACTTGGTGCATATACCAAGCCAATGTTTCTATTTTATAATCTAATTCTTTATCGGTTGGTATTTTATCATTATTTGATGTTAATAATAATAAATTTTGGATAAATTTTGGATATTTATTTTTTCTTATATTTTCATTTAATTTGCTCATATGTTAAAATTAATTAAAATGGACTTTTTGTTGTTATTGTACCATTTGCTAGTTCATAATATATTTTACCATCAACAGAATACACTAATGGTATTCCTAATTTTTTGTTTTCTTTTTGAATATATTTTATAGCTTTATTGCCTATTGTTTCTATTTCGAAACCTTTCAAATATAAATTCAAATCATTAAATTTTTTTACTTCCATACATTTAACTAATAATATTTTCAAAATATTTTTCGGCAAAATCTTTTGTTATTTTAAGTTTTTTTATTTTTTTATCAGGTGATTCATACATAACATCTAACATTATTGTTTCACATATTGAACGAAGTCCTCTTGCACCTAATTTGAATTCAATAGCTTTATCTACTATAAAATTATATGCATCTTCTTCAAATTCTAATTTTATATTATCTATTTTGAATAATTCAACATATTGTTTTATGATAGAATTTTTTGGTTCTGTTAATATTCTTCTTAAAGCATCTTTATCAAGTGGTTTTAAGTGGGTTATAATTGGAATACGACCAATTATTTCTGGAATAAGACCAAATGATCTCAAATCTTGTGGATTTATATGTTTCAAGAAATCGTTATTATCTATTTTTTGTAATTTTTCTTTTGTACCAAATCCAACAACATTTTTATTATATCTTTTCGCTATGGTTTTTTCTATACCTTCAAATGCACCACCACATATAAATAATATATTTTTTGTATTTACTGCAATACATTTCTGATCTGGGTGTTTTCTACCACCTTGTGGTGGAACATTTACAACTGAACCTTCTAATAATTTCAAAAGTGCTTGTTGCACTCCTTCTCCTGACACATCACGAGAAATCGATGGATTACCACCTTTGCGTCCAATTTTATCAATTTCATCAATAAATACAATACCTCTTTCAGTTTTATCAACATCATAATCAGCATCTTGTAATAGTCGAACTAATAAACTTTCAACATCTTCACCAACATAACCAGCTTGTGTCAATACTGTTGCATCAACAATTGCAAATGGAACATCAAGTAATTTTGCTATTGTTTTGGCTAATAGTGTTTTACCTGTACCTGTTTCACCAACTAACATAATATTAGATTTTTCTATATCAACATCATCATTAGGTGTTTGATTAACTCGTTTATAATGATTATAAACTGCGACTGATAATGTTTTTTTAGCATCATCTTGACCAATTACATATTTATCAAGATGTTCTTTAATTTGACTTGGTGTTTTTGTAATATCTATCTTTTTAATAACTTGTTTTTTATTAATGATATTTTCTTTAACAATAATTTGTGCTTGTTCAGCACATTCATTACAAATATAAGCATTTATACCTGATATAAGTAAATCAACTTCTTTTTTCGTTCTTCCACAAAACGAGCATTTATTTTCATTCATGTTTATTATATCTATATTTAGACGTTTTGTTTATTTTATAATTTTCATATTATCTAATTAAAAAGATTGAACCAAAATGTGTTTTTTTTTCGAAACCATTATATAAACCTAAACAGAAACCACCTTTATAACTAGATATATCATAATGCACTTCAGTTATTTTCCATATATATACATCAGATGGTAATATTTTACCACCTAAATAACCATCCCATGATTCAGATGGTGTTCCATCAATTAATTTATTTGAATACCAAACTTGATTACCTCTTGAATCAAATATCCAAATTTCATATTCTAATAAATTTGTACCAAGTGGTTTGAATAATCTAACACCAATTGGTGTACAGTTTGGTGCAATAGCATTTGGTACAAATAGTGTTTCTTCAACATAATCAGCTTTATATGTAGAATCTATTTTTTGTAATTCTGATTCAGATATAGAATCATTTATTTGTGCATTAACAAACATTGTTATTAATACAAATAATATTGTCATTATTTTTTTCATAATATTATTTATTTTCAGGTATTAAATTATTGATATATATCCAATCTTGTGAAAAAATAGGCGAACCTTCTGATACCCATTCATTTCTACCATTTTCTAATTGTTTTTTTACAATCATTCGTCCTCTTTTCAATTTGTTATCATAATCATTCCAATTGATTCCTTTTTGAAAAATCATTTCTTGCATTTGATCAGTATTTTTGAATTCTAATTCTTTGTGACTATATAATGATTGTGCAACAGATGATATACTATTTCTTGTTGTGTCTTGTTGTCTCCAAAGAAAATAATTAGCAACTTCTGATTTTGTTGGTAATGTAAATACTCTTGAATCAAATTCAGCAACAGACATATGTGATATAATATTATATATATCAGTGATACAAAAATCATTTATTAAATCATTATTTTTATCTATATTTCTAAGAATTCTTAAATGATTGAATTTAGATGTTGCCATTGATGCAGAAACAGATACTATTTTTTGTACAGAACCATCAAACCACATAGATGTATTTAATTCATCAAAATCAGTAACTAAAATAGATATTTCATCTGATTGAACAAATGCGCATTTGACACCTTGTATTTTTTCACATAAATATACAGCAGTATTATCCATATCATCTATTAATCCCATATCAAAAGGTCGTTCTAAACCTCTTGTGTAATTCTTAAAAGATCTACCATCAATTCTGATAATGTTATAAACTCTTCTTGTTAGATATGTTTTACTTCTGTCTTCGTAATTTTTTTTCATACGATCACCTAGACTATCTTTATTCTTTTTCATAATTTCTTTTTTGTAAATTTATTATATTTATTTGAATTTCCATTTATAATTTTTATATTTATTTTTAATACCTCTGCAACATTCTGATATAGATGATTGATTATAACCCAATTCTATATTTATTAAATGTCCACTTTCCCATTCTCTTATCATATTATCATCTAAATCATATTGTACTATTCTTTTTTTATTATCTACTGGTTTCCAAAATATATTATTATTATTGAAATAATTTTTTATACATTTTATATGAACATTATATTTTATACTTAATTTATATATACTTATATTATTATTCATAAAATCATGTTTTATATTATCATAATGTTTTTCATAATGTTTTATTCCATTTAATTCTATATTTTTATTTTTAATTGGTATATAATCCCATTTGTGACTATAATCTTTTATTGGGCATTCACCAATATCTTTCAAGAAATCTTTAACCAGTAATCTTGGTATTCTTACTAGATATTCTTCTTTTTGTTTTTTCATTATATTTGCACTATATTTATTTAATGAATTACACAAAAACAATACATCATCTTTTGTGAATGCATTTGTATGTAATTTTATATACATATTCTTAGCATCCAATTGACCATCACCTATATACCAAAATAAAAGAACCGTATTATCTATAATAATATTTTTTGGTACTATTTTTATATTATCTATATAATATTGGTAATAATATTCAGTAAAGAATGGTAAACACTTTGTTCTAAAATGATAATTGACATATGTTTTATTTGTTCTTTTATCATATATTTCTGAACGTTTTATTTCTTTATAATTATCTGTACAATATTCTTTAAAATATTTATGTACAAATTCTACATGTTGTTTAGATGATGATAAATAATTAAAACATGCATTTTTACAATTTTTATGCATATACAAACAACCATCACCTAATAAACAACCATTAATAACACTTTGTATATTTGTGAAACACATTTTATTAATTTTCTTTTTCACATATATATTAAATATCGATTGTCATAATTTTTAATTTTTAATTAATTCATTTCTATACATTGCACAAATAATATTTTTCATATGTGTGTAAATTACATTTGGCATACCAAAATTTATCATTGTATTCAACCGACATTTTATATCTTTGAACAAAAGTTGTAAAAGATATTTGTATTTACTGCTATCATCAATTTTATGTAATTCTTTTAATAAAATTCGATATTCTGTCAATAGTGTAATACATTTGATTGTGTATTTGTATTCATTATCATTTAGTATATCAACTAATGAATACAATACTGGATATTGGTTAACATCACCAATAGTATCTGTTGTTATTTTTTTGTTCTTCATTTTCTATTTATTATAATTAAAAAACCAATATATATTATATATGATAATATAATTCCTATTGCAATACCCCATAATTCTAAAGGCATTACAATATCCATTTTTCTAAGTATTTCTAACATTGTTTATAATGTTTTTTGAAATCATCATTTGTCATTGTGAATAAATGTAAGAAATTATCACCAGATTTATATTTTTTTGTGTGGTATGTTTCTACCTCAGATTTACATATCCAATCACCATCATTTAATTTCAACTTATGATCGTACATACAATCAATATATGGTCCATCTGGTGTGTTATCCCATCTACATGTAGTACTACTTTTACCAATTAATATTTCGATATCTTCGAATTTTTTACCATTAAAATATTGTTCGGCATATATCTTTTCTCTACTTTTATATCTTTTCATATTATTTTCTTTTTCTAACATATCATCAACAAATATAATATCTTTTTCTAAAATATTATCCATAATAAGACAAGATTTTTCTGAAGTGTCAACATAATTTATAATGCCTTTAGGGTATTCAAATATCGTTGTCAATAATTTCATATCTTCTCCACATGAACATTTCAATTTTCCTTTATGAATATGTTCATATTCAAATCCAATACTTCTCTGTTCTTTATCAGTTACTATATGTTTCATTTTAATAAAATGTTCTTCTTTACACTCTAAACAACGAACTCTTATTTTATTATTAAATTTTATCATAATTATTTATATTTTTTAAGAACATTCTACGCTTTGATGAATAAAATTTTTTAAGATCAGTTTTCGATTTTCCAATCATTAATTTTTCCATGATTTAGGTGTTCCAGACATTTTATCTGCTCTACTACTTCTACTTTCACCATTATGTGATGTTAAATTATTTGTTTTCATATTTTTAATTAATTATTAACAAATATAATACTTTTTTTAATAAATATTAAAAAAAGAATGAAAATTTTATGAAATAGATAAAATTTGTGATTAAATATTTAATATATAATAAAAAAGAAAATTATATATGGAAATTTGGAAAACAATGGAATCACCATATGAAAAATATGCAATTTCTAATAATGGTAATATTAAAAATAACAATACTGGATATAATTTTAATCTAAATAATAAAGAACTTGGTTATATTAGAATATCTTTAACAAATGGTCACAAAAATCATAAAGGCTTTTTAGTTCATAGATTAGTGGCTAAATATTTTTTAGATAATTATACAGATGATTGTGTAGTACATCATAAAGATGGAAATGTAATAAATAATAATATTTCTAATTTAGAGTGTATGACAATTTGTGAAAATAATAATAATAAAATTTTTACAAATTATGGTAAAAAATTTAGAAAAATATCACAATATGATATTTATGGTAATTTAATTAAAATTTGGTATAGATGTAAAGATATTGGTGATGTTAGTAAAAAAGGTATTTATGATGCATTAAAAAATGGAAAATTATATAATGGATATTATTGGAAATATTATGAAGATGATATTGAAAATGAAAAATGGAAAATATTAAAAATTGATAATATTGATATTGAAATATCTTCATATGGTAGAATAAAATTAAATTCTGGTAAAATTACATATGGTACAAAAAGTATTCAAGGATATTATAGTGTATTTTTCAGAAAAAATAAATCATATAGAGTTCATAGATTAGTGTGTATGGTTTTTAAACCATTAAATAATTATGATGATTTATATGTTAATCATATTGATGAAAATAAATCTAATAATCATATTGATAATTTAGAATGGGTGTATCCTTCTGATAATGTTAAAAAATATTATGAATTAAATTCTAATAAATTTAGAAATATCCGAAGAAGAAAGGTTATTAGAATAGATATTAATGGTAATGAAGTTGAATATGGTTCATTAGAAGAAGCTGCATTAATGAATAATATCAAAAATAAAGGAAATATAGTTTTAGTGTGTCAAAATAAAAGACATACCGCAAATGGTTATAGATGGATATATAAAGATTAATTATTTAATCTTTTGGTCCATATATAAAAACATTACCCATTTATAATATTATATGTATTTAAAAATATTTTTCTTTTAACTATCCAAACATCTGTTTTATCTTCACGATTTCTACAAATAAAATCACCTATATCTGCACGTTGTATATATTTTTTTGTATCTAATATAGATACTTCTTCACCCCATTGTCCAAAAATGAAAAATTCCTCATTACTAAAATATAAATCGACACCACTACATGATACATCTTTTGTTATTTCAATACATTCGACAGAATTATCTGGTCTTGGTTCACATATCATCCAACCGTCTTTGTCGACATCAATGATATTATATTTTTGAATTAATTTTTTTGGCATCTGTTGCCAAATATCATTACTATCACCAAGACAAATAACAGAACCATCACCAAGTGGTTCTTTTCCTTCTAATGTATCAATCAAAAACTTAGATAAAACACTTCTATCAACCATCAAAGATATTGATGGTTTAGCTTTAATGTTCTTAGTTTTCTTTGCAATATTCCAATTACTTATTTTATCTATTTCTATTTTTTTCATCTTAAATTTTATCTAATCCTTGTTCTAAATAATAATCCATTAAAAACGCACCACACGAACTTCCGATATCTAGTCCTGGCGGTATATAATATTCATGACTAATACTATATTTATCCAAATATTTTCTAAAAATATTCAACTTTTCTTTATTAGATGCGTGATAATCAATTGATTCCTTTTCGTTGAAGAATAAAAATTTAACATTCATATTTTTATCTTTCAAGAAATTTGACAATAGTATTGCATCTTGTTCAGTATCATTAATACCACTTATTAATGTATAATGTATTTCTACTGCATTGCCTGTAACTTTTTTATAAAAATCAACAGCGGATAATGATGGTATAATATCTAATGATTTTGGCATCCAATCTTTTCTAATCAAGTCAAATGTGTAATGTAAAGATAAATGTATTTTAACTGGTAAATTATAATCTTTTATTAAAAATGTTAATTTGAAAAATTCTTCTGCTGATTTTTCTGGTATTGATGTAGCTATTGCAAATCTAACAAAAGGTATTTTATATTTTTCATCATTTTCTAATTCATGTTTTATAGATGTCATCATATCAATAATGTTTTGAACATTATATAATACTTCTCCACAACCCATTATTGATATCAATAATGTTCTTTTGTAAGATTCTAATTTCAAATCATTAACAATATATAATATACTATCTAATAATTCAATATCTGTTAAATTTCTGCATTTAATCTTACCAACATATTCCAATGTATGACAAAATTTACAACCAACAGTACACATAGATTGTGCAGGTATGCAAATTATATCTTTACCATCATCTTTATTTATATAAGAAAATTCGATAATTAATTTATCATCTGTTTTAAAAATATATTTTATAACATTGTCTGTTTTAGATTGTACTGTTTTTATAAATTCCATAATATTCATTTTATTTTTTACAAATATACATCAAAAAAATATGATTTCCAAATTTAATATATAATGAATATGGAAAAAATTAAAGACTTTGACACATTTATATTCGAAAATTATGATTTAGTTTCCGAAAAAATAGATTTTAAGAATGCAATTGAAAGATTAAAAAAATCATTCAATAAAAAAGAAATTGCAAAAAATATTGTAGTTAGTTTATTATCAATAATGACTTATTCACAAGTTACTAATTATATCAATAAACAAGATATACCACCAGTTGAGAAAAAAGTATTGATAGATGAATTGAAAACAACACAAATATCGAATGATACAAAAACATTAGATAAGATAGAAACGAAGAAGACTATACACAAAAATAGTAAAGAAATGCATCTATCACAAAATGGATGGGATCATATAAGAAATGAAGAAGGATTTAATGGTGTTGCATATAAATTGGGTGATGGTAAAATAACTATAGGATATGGTCATGCAGAAGATATTGGTCATTCAAAATATAAAGTTGGTGATAGAATATCAAAATCTGAAGCAAATAAAATATTCATAGAAGATATAAATTTTGCAGCATCTGGTGTTAAAAGAATATTAAAAGAATGGAGTGAACAAGGAATTTATATAAAATTAACACAAAAACAATATGATGTATTAGTTTCATTATCATTTAATATGGGTATTGAAGGATTAAGAACATCAGAATTTATACAAAAAGTTAAACAAAATAAATTAGATGCCGCAGCTAAATTAATAACAATGACAGGAATAAATGATAAATATCCTGGTTTAGAAACAAGACGTGAAAAAGAAAAAGAAATGTTTATGTCATAAAACAAAAAAAGATTACAATTAATTGTAATCTTTTTTTAATATTTATTCTTCTATTTTTAATCCTGAATTTTTTTCATAAAATTTGACTACTTCATCATATGACCAAAATGTGTGTATTTCATAATGTTTTTTTCCATCTTCACTTTCAAACATTAGTTCTAATACTTTCCATTTATTTGTTTTTTCATCTAACTTTGGTAATTTGTATGTCATATTTTAATATTATTTTTTGTACCATTGAGGTAATTATTTGAAATATATATTAAAATACATCAATGCGTTTTTAATATGATGTATTATTATCAATATATTTTATTTATACTGCTAACCATATATCAAATACTATTGTTGTTCTTGTTTTTCTACATTTAACGTGATATCTACTATAACCCAATTCGATTATAGTAGGATATTTACCAGTTTCTTTTATAGTATATTCAGACTTTAAAGAACCAAACAAACCATTATTGGTTTGTTTGGTTTCTTCATATTTTTTGAAGTATTCACTTACAATAAGTGAACGAATTTTATGTGTTAATACACAAAAATCATTTATTTTTATTATCATTATCTTCTCATAATATCATCAATAAGACCATATGTTTTAGCTTCTTCTGAAGTCATCCAATAATCTCTTTCACAATCTGTATAAATTTTATCATATGATTGTCCACTATGATCGACTAATATATCATATAATTCTTTTTTCAATTTTACAATTTCATTTGCAGTTGTTACGATATCAGTTGCTTGACCTTCCGCACCACCTAATGGTTGATGAATCATCACTCTCGAATGTTTTAGTGCAATTCTTTTTCCTTTTGCACCACCAGCCAAAAGAACTGCTCCCATTGATGCTGCCATACCTGTACAAATCGTTGACACATCAGCTTGAATATATTGCATTGTATCATATATACCAAGTCCGCTATATACCTGACCACCAGGACTATTAATATACATTTGTATATCTTTATTTGAATCCACTGATTCTAAAAAAAGAAGTTGTGCTTGAATAATATTTGCGACTGTATCATCAATACCACAACCCAAAAACACAATTCTATCTACCATAAGTCTATCAAATACAGACATAGTGGCAACATTAAGAGATCTTTCTTCAATAATATTAGGTGACATATAACCTTTCATTTTCGAATCAAAACTATGTAATGTCATAGAGTTTATACCTAGATGTTTCGTTGCATACTTATTAAATTCATTCATATTTTTATTTATTTAAATTATTTATTCTACAAATATATAATATTTTTATATAAAAGTTATCTTTTTGACTAAATATTTTTAATATATAAACCAAAATAAACAAAACATCTATGATAAATTATATTTATGGTTTATATGAAATTGGTAAAGAAGAAATTAAATATATTGGAAAAACAAATAATATAGATAAACGATTAAAAGAACATATAAAAGATTCTTTGAAAAATAATTCAACACCAAAACAAAAATGGATAAAATCTATTATTGATTCTGGTTCAAATATTGATATTAAAATATTAAAAAAAGTTGGTGATAATTGGGAAAATGAAGAAATAGATATGATATCATCATATAAAAATTTGACAAATGTATCAAAAGGTGGATTTGGAGGTAAAGGATTTACATATACTATTGATTATTGTGATTGTAAAGATATTATAAAAGATTTAGAATTGAAATCAATAAGACAATGGCGAATATATTCAAATTTATTACCAGAATTTATACCAAAAAATCCGAGTGAAACATATAAAAATAGAGGTTGGATTTCATGGGGTGATTTTTTAGGAACTGGTAGAAAACAAGATAATTTATTATCTATTGACTATGTATCATATGATGATGCTAAAGAATGGATAAAATCAAATTATAATAATATCAATACAATAAAAGAATGGAAAAAAGTAAAAAAAGAATTACCAATATTTATACCTAAAAGACCTGAAAGATACTATATAAATAAAAATAGAGGATGGATATCGTGGGGCGATTTTTTAGGAACTGGTAGAATAGCTAATCGAAATAAAAAATTCATTTCATATCAAGAATCATCTAATTTTGCAAAATCAAATAATATAATATCAAGAACACAATGGTATAAATTTCAATTACCATCTAATATACCATCTAATCCAGATAAAGAATATGATGTATGGATATCATGGGGTGAATTTTTAGGAACTGGTAGAAAACAAGATAATATTTTATCTAATGATTATTTATTATATGATGATGCTAAAGAATATATTAAAAATAATTTATCGTATATAAAAAATGGTACAGAATATTTGAATATTGGAAAAAATGGTAATATACCAAATATATTACCAAATCACCCAGAATTATATTATATTAGAAAAAATAGAGGTTGGAAAGGATGGAAAGATTTTCTTACTAAATAAATTATTTTTTTTCTATATCTCTTGTAAATAAAACATCTATTTTTTGTAAATTATTTGCTAAATCTCTTGCGAATTCACTTTCTTTATTATATTTACCATTTTTCCAATCTTCCAAGTAATTTATTATTAAATCAATTTTTTCATCTACATCATCTGATGGCGAATATTTTTTTACAATTTTTACAATCATCATATTTTTCAAATGTTTTTATATTTTTCATATTCAATTATTTTTTCATATATATATTATTTTTTAAAAATAAAAAACTTTTAATGATTATTATGTATATAAAAATAAAAAGAAATAATATCATGGCATATTTAATAGAAAAGAAATATTTATCTATAGATAATAATATATGTGAAGATTGGAAAATAAAATCTAATCAAATATCAGAATATGTTGCTCGAATAGAGTGTATAAATATGTTAGAAAAAGAACCAGGTACGTATAGAATAAGAAATACATATAATGGTAAGATATCATTAATAATAACTTCAGAAAAATAAATTAATATTATGAGTATAACAGAAAAACCAAAAGAAAGGAATTTGTTTTTATCAAAACAAGTTAATCAAGATAGTATAAGTGATTTAACAAAAAAAATAATAGAAATAAGTGAACATGATTCATATATTAAAAAATTATATAAATTAGACGATTTAGAATATAAACCAAAACCAATAAAAATATATATTGATTCATATGGTGGACAAGTATATCAATGTCTTGGATTACTTAATATAATGGGTTCTAGTAAGACACCAATACATACTATAGTAACTGGTTGTGCTATGAGTTGTGGATTCATTATTGCGATTTGTGGTCATAAAAGATTTGGATATAAACGTTCTACGTATTTATATCATCAAGTTAGTTCAGGTTCAGTAGGTAAAATAAAAGATATGGAAGAAGATCTTATTGAAACACAACGACTACAAAAAGAAATAGAAGAAATAACATTAGAAAAAACAAAAATATCAAGAAAAAAATTAAGTAAAATATATAAACAAAAAATTGATTGGTATATAACATCAAAAGAGGCAGAAGAATTAAATATTATAGATGAAATATTATAAAATATTTGTTTTTTCATTTATTTTGTTGTATATTTGTATATAAGTAATTAAATAACATATTAATATCATTGTCATGGAAAATTTAATAGAAAAATGTAAAGAATTCGCAATAAAAAAACACGATTGTCCAGAACCTCAACATTATGGTAATTCATTATATTCATATCATCTATCAGGAGTAGTTGATGTGGCATTAAGATATATTCATCTTATACCAGAAAGAGATAGAGCAAATGTATTATCCGCATGTTGGTTACATGATATTTGTGAAGATACAGATATTACGCCATCAAGTTTAGAAAGACGATATAATAAAGATATTGCTTGGATTGTTTATCGAGTATCAAACGAATTCGGATGGACAAGAGAAGAAAAATTGTTCAAAACATTACCTAAAATATGGCCTTGTGATAAAGCAATTTTTGTTAAACTTTGTGATAGAATATTTAATACAACATCATCAAAAAATGGATTAGATGATAGAAGTGCAGAAATGTATAAAACATATACTGAAGAATATATTATTTTTAGACAATCACTTAAAGTGAGAGATTTATATCAAGATATGTGGAATGAACTTGATAATTTAAATACACATTAAAAAATGAAAAAATTCATAACAATAGGAGATATACATGGTCGTGATAATTGGATAGACTTTGAAGATATTAAAATTCTTAGTAATACTCCAAATATTATTACAGATTTTGATATGTATATTTTCGTTGGTGATTATACAGATTCATATACAGAAACTAATGCACAAATAAAAGAAAATTTATTAAAATTAATACAATTCAAAAAAAATTATCCAGATAATGTTATATTATTATTAGGTAATCACGATTTACATTATATGTTTGCTGATGATAATTTTCGTTGTAGTGGTATAAGACCAGAAATGTTTTTTGATTTGAATGAAATATTTAATGATAATAAAGAATTGTTCCAAGTCGCATATCAATATAATAATTATATTTGGACACATGCTGGACTACATATAGGTTGGTATACAATGGAATTTCCATTTAATAGTCCAAATATAGCTGATGATTTGAATGATGCATTTAGATATAAAGAAAAAACACTATTTGATTGTGGTATGAGAAGAGGCGGGTTCAAAAAACAAGGTGGACCATTTTGGGCTGATAAACTCGAAACTTGGCAAAAACCAATAAGAGGCTATCATCAAATAGTTGGTCACACACCTGTTAATGAACCAATTACGAATTTTCCTTATAAACGAAAAGATACTTCTGTAACATATGTTGATTGTGTTGAAAAAAATAAATATTATATTTTAGAAATAGATTAATGAATAAACTAATAGTAAGAGTAGATATAATAGATAATAATATATATCTATGCAAAGGTGTTAAAATAGAAAATGGTATGATTATTTCTGATGGTAAAAAATTATCATTTCCTATTAATCGTAGTCGTGGCGAATTGGATGGTGCTGGTTGTAATAATTATGAACAAGTAGTATCAAGCAATGATCAAAATATTGATGTGTTACGATTAGGTGACTATTTTAAAAATAACAATAATATACCAAAGATTCTTTTATTGGATTATGATAATAAAACAAAATCAATAAAATTCGATATCAATAAAAACATTATTGTCAGTGAACCAAGAATGTTTAATATATCAGAAGTATATGATTTGTGTCAATTAGCATTAGCAACACCATGTGATAGCAGTAAATATGCTGATAATTGGTGTAATGAATATATACTTAATTCAGAAGAAATAAAATAAAATTATAATGAAAACAGAAATAATACCAGTGATTCATATGCTGAATCAAAATCAAGTTTTAACAAATGTTAAAACTTGTATAGAATGTGGAATAAAAAAAATATTTTTAATAAATCATCAAGTATCAGAAGAAGAATTGATTGATTGTGCAAATAGAGTTAAACAAGAATATACAAATCTTTGGATTGGTATTAATATATTAGGCATATCAACAGAAAGTGCAATAAATAAAAATTTACCATTTGATGGTTTATGGTGTGATGCTACAATATCATCTGAAGATTCTAAAAAATATAGAAATTTCAAAGGTATGTTTTTTGGTGGACTATCATTCAAATATCAACCTCAACCAAAAGACCTAAAAATCGCATGTGATGATGCGACATTATCAACTGATGTTGCAACAACAAGTGGTGTAGGTACAGGCAAAGCCGCAAATGTCGATAAAATAAAAACTATTAGAGAATATTTAGGTAATCATCCTATGGCAATTGCATCTGGTGTATCTTCTGAAAATATACATAATTATAAAGATATAGTTGATTATTTATTGGTTGCATCAAGTATAACATCGTCAAATGAAATGATATATAAAGAAAAATTGATGGAATTATTATTAAAATTATAAAAAAAATTTTTTTTCATAATATATTGTTTTTCATTATGTTATATAAAGATGTGATGTTTTTGATATAGATATAATACATAAAATATCGTAAAAATGTAAAAAATAGAAAAAAATGAATAAAAAACATCAATATATATCTAAAAATATAAATATGTTATTATGTATTCATTAAATGATGGTATCGTTACAAATTGGTAATCAATATATTAAAAAATAAATACAAAAACATTTGGAAAACGAAAAAAGTTGCCATATATTTGTAAAACGAAATTAAATAAATAAAAAGTAAAAATTTTGAAAAAAAGTTAAACTTTTTTAAGAATATGATATAAAAGATTAAAATAAATACAAAAATATTTGGAAAACGAAAAAAGTTGCCATATATTTGTAAAACGAAATTAAATAAATAAAAAGTAAAATAATAAGATAATAAATAGAAATAATGAAAAAGAATTTTAGAAATATGACAGATATTAATTGTACCATTAAAGTATGGGCTGTGGAGACAGCAACAGGCTTTAGAGGAGATGAAAGCTGTGGTAGTTTTAAAATTAAAAGTATAGAAAGTTAATGATTATACTTTAATAAAAAAATAAAACGTAAAACCACGGTTCAGATAAAAATTGAATCGTGGTTTTTTTTTGTTATAAATGTTACTAATTCAATAAATAGAATTAGAATTAAAAAAGTTCTTTGACATATTGGTAATTTAGAAAGAAATATTTTTCACTGGGTTTTAGTATCTGGAAAATACAAAACCTTTAAATGTTCGTGGAGAAAATTCCAGAAGTAACCCGAACAGTTTATGAAATGGATAAGTTACACCGATTTAATATTCTGTGATTTGATCACTTTATAAATTTATATTAACATATGAATTTATAAGAAATCAAATTCCGAGATGTTGTAGGTTTGAAAATGATACAAATCGGGTAAGTAAAAGGCTTACTTTCATAATCTATTGTCAGATAGTTTAATGTAAAACATACAGTTTCGATTGTATTTACTGGTTCATAACCAGTTCTGACAACAAATGGACATATAGCTCAGAGGTAGAGCGTTCCCCTGTTAAGGGAAGGGTCGGGATATCGTAATTCTCTTTGTCCGCAAAATTATTATAGTAATATTTTTAATGGTCGATAACATTCATTGTTAATTATTTTCATTTTTTTATTTTATATATAAAATAAAAAATAAATATGAAAGATTTAAAAAATACTAAAAAAATATCAGATGAATTAATAATGAAAATTAA